TTTGTGAGTGTGTTGATTAGTATCATTTTTCTATCTCCTCAATTTTTGAAGGACTTGGCATTTTATCTATTCTTATTGCGTCAATATACTCATCTCCATCCAGAACAGCACGCACATACCTATGCCATCCATCACATATAAAACCGAAACTATCTAATAAAATCGGGATTGATTTATCAACTTCTTTAACTCTTTTTGAGTGTTCAATGAATTCAAATACATTACACACATCCCATACATCTACGCTTATATCAATAGCACATACGTGTATTTTAATAACCGGGTATTCTTTTTCTTTGCAATATTGAATTAGTTTAGTAACGTCCCAATAATGCCTATAGTTGCCGAATCTGGCTTTAAAAACATTATCACTTAGATTTACTTTTTCAATAAATAGTTTTGCCATAATTAATAGATTTTAGCTCTTTTTTTACTCCATTCCATTATCACATATCTAAGCGCTGCCAGACCGTCTGGTTCATGTCCATCAGGCTCAGGAATAATTTTATTGTTTTTATCTACTTTAAAAAACCAACTTTCTATGCCGTTTTTTAAAGTTGTTGATCTACGGGTAATATATAAATTATACCCACGTACTTTATTTATTCCGTCTATTTGTGATCCATGTGTTTTATTAACTCCCTTAACATTATGACCGTACTTTTTTAAATCGTCTATTTCAGTTTTACCAGCGGAATCAGCTACAATCAAATGACCTTTTTGAAAATTAATCAAATCCATTTGGTCTATTATGGCCATCCGCTCTGCTCCTCTAATCTTCTCCGGCATCAGGTTATTCATCGAAAAAACAACATCAATATAAAGATTGTTGTCTCTATTCCAAATATCAATTAATTCTGTTGGATCAGGACTGACACCAAAGTCCATACCGGACGGAATCCTTTTTGCATCTGTCGGTATTTCATCTATAAACTCATAATTGTAAATCCTTCTTTCAGAATAAAAACCAGTCAAACCAAGCCCGTAGACACGGAACCATGATTCATTGTCCTTTCGTGAAAGTATGTAATCCCGTTCGCTATCTGGGATCATTTCGTTATCCATGTAAGTGACAATAATTTGCTCACTTATTGAATTTCCGTCTTTATCTTTTAGTTTCGGTATTTCAGTATGTGCCCAAAACTCCCAATCAGGATTATAATCAATGTAAACGTCCTCATGTGTCCGGCCTATGTAGGTACTTGCTACTTCCCAACCGATTTTATTACCCTCATTCAGGTAAAGGATGTTTCTTCGTTTTGACTTTCCGGCACTGCTTTTTGTGTCTGCAATATAGCGAAATTGGATAACCGAATTACCGATCTTTAAATCCGTTTCTGTTTTGTTGTACGCTTTATACCAGTCCAGTTCCGGTATCTCATCACATATATTTTTAAAGTCAGATATTGCCCCGTCTTTAAGGTTTTTGTATGTGTCTGACATGACCGTGATTATACGCTGTTTCTCTATTGCTTTTTCAATTAGTATCAGTGCTATTGCTATATTTTTTCCGGCTCCCTGACCCCCTTGAATTACTTTGATCTTTTTGGTTAAGGCTTTTATTTTCTTGTATGTCGTTGTCAGACCAAGTATCATTCTTTTTGCTTGTTTGATACGTCAATTACACGTAGGGTGTATTCGTTAACATTCTTTGATTCGATTTTCTCCGCCGCATTATACCCAAGCATTTTGTTTAATTCTGTAAGGGCTGCTTGTTTTGAGTATAGTTTGATCTTGACATACTTAACTTCGATTGTTTCATCGTTACAAGACTTGTTTTCCGTCTTTGTCTCGATGCTTTCAATGGAATCCTTTTGATCCTGTGTAAGGCTTTCAAATTCGGTTAACTCAATCCAGGTGTTATGCAGGTGTGCGATTGAAGAGAAGGCCAATTTTTGTAACTCTTTTACGTTTCTTAGCTTTGTGATTCCGGCTTCTTTTTCAATGTCATCCTTTATGTAGTTGATATATTGTTGAATGTACGGTTTTCTAACGTTTTCAGCACCAATATTAAACGCTGTTTTATCACTATATCCGGCCACCTTTGCAGACCTTGTGGCGTTCCAATCCACAATGTACTCATGACAAAATATCCGCTGTTTGTGTGTGAGAATCTTTTGAAGCTCTTTGAGTGTGTATATTTTATCCTGTCCAGTATTCATCCTGCAAATATATGATATTTCTCATGGTCTGTCAAGTTGATTCTAAAATAAACGGCTCTTGTACTGCACCTGAAAAATAGGAGGCAGACTTAAGAGCCAGCATTACCTTATCATTGCTTGGTAAAACCATTTTTTCAATTGTATATAAAGTACCAAGAGCGTATTGAGCACCGCAACCAATAGCAGCAAATTGATCAACACTTTCCCCTACTTGAAAATCATCCTCAATTGATAAAATCCTGTCTTTATAAGCTACCAAAAATGACCCTCCTTTTTCGTCGCCTTTTTCATCTTTCTGTAAGTACCCTCCACGTCTAAAACACTCCCTTACTTCATCTATAAAGTCGGTGCACATATACTCGTACAGGTCTTTTGTTATTTCGGGCGGTTTAAAAGAGAATCTTAATAGCTGAATCATTCTGAAAGATGAAGTACACCCGATAACAAAATCTTTGTTTTTAAATACTTTTACATCTTTGCGAATAGTGATATCTGCATCCGATACAGCAGCCGAATCGGCTCCTATTGTCACTGATTTGTTTTGTTTGTCAATGTATCCTACTATACAAGTCATATTAATTATTTAAAGTTTACAAATTATCAATCTCATTACACGTCTGCCCGTCTCTTGTAAATTTATTCTCTTGCAAATCGTACACGACCATGTCAGGAGTGTAGTTTTCAAAGTCAAACACTTTGTTAAAAATGGAGTTTCGGTTGGTGTTGTTATTAAATATCTCATTTTCAAATTTACATTAATCCCCTTTATCAGTTTATGATATTTGTCATATTTAACAATTCGATTTACTCACATTCAAATAACCTTTTATTTTATCCGCCCGGATTTCTTTATCACTAAAAAAATGAATTAAAGCCTGTATCTGTTTTATAGTAAGTGTGTATGTTTCCATTATTTTAGTTTATTTATTTGCTCATTAATAATTTTAACAACGAATTCCATTTCCTTACATAAATCATGATCTGAAATTTCATTATAATTATCTCTATCTCTGACAAAATCACTATGCTCACATGCCGCCTCACTCGCAAATGTTTTTATGTATTCAAAGGCTGTTATTCTTGCTAATTTATTCATGTCAATAAGGATTACTTTCTAAAAATTTCAAATGTATCTCGAGCAGATATTCCCGCTTTAATTCTTCATTGTGGGCCTTTGCGTGGTTATCGTATGATAAAGCCATCCAGTTGTTAATATCATCGTATTTGCTGGCTCCAAATAAAATGTGGTGAATGTTTACCGCCTCAACCATTCGATCGTTTACTATGTATTCGTATTCGTCAATACAGAAGTCGTGTTTTGAAATACCAAAGTATTCAAAATATCCGTTTTTGTAATTTACTTTTTTTGCCATATCACATAAAACTATAAACCTGTTCCCTTATTTCTTTTGGCTCTGTGTCAAGTTGTTTTGCCACAACATCCAACAACCGGCTAAACAACTCTTCAAATTTATCCTGATCCATGTTAGCGTAACTGATTGAGTCGGCAAAATAAACTGTTCCTCTGTCTGTAACCTCGGTGGTGAAAAAACCAGCTTTCATAGTTACTATCTTACGGTAGTTGTCGAAGCTATTAATATTATCCTGATTCTCAAATCCTAAGTTAAATAGTGCCATTACTTTTTTATGAAATTCGTAATAGCGTTCTTTTACGACTGTGAATTTCAAAGGGGTGTTCTTTTTAACCTTTCTCAAAACTTCGTGATCTGAATCATACATAGGAATTATTTTGTTTTGATAGTCTATTTGTGCGTAAAATTCCATGACCAAATATAATTTTTGTAAGGTAAATTATTATTTATTTTTTTTGTTAACACTCTAATATCAGTTTTATTATATTTTGATGCTTGTCTTAAAGATTCAAACTTTTGAATAAAATTCATATTCAAATCATATTGAAAT